TATAATGTCACTTACTTTGTTCCGGTTAATGTCTGCTTGATTTGCTAGCTGCATAGACCCTACCTCTGCCACATACCTACGGGTATCTTGCTCTAACTTAACCTTTGCCATTTCTGCATTAGCCTTCAAGTTAGCCAGTTGCGCCTGGAAGTCTTGGTTGCGCTTCATCATATCCTGCTGAATAGCAATATCTTCCTGCCTACGTGCCTCTGCTTTCTTTACTGCGTCTTCCGCTATGCTTACTATCTCCGTCAATGACTTAGAGCGCATTACCCTTGCATAGTCACTAAAATCTATACTGGAGGTCTGCAACAACGCCAGTGCTTGATTTCTAATAATGTTGACTACATAGGGGTCTTCTCCCATATGTGTAACAAAGACGTTATATTCAGACATAGCCAACATCTCTGTGTCTACATCCAAATCTATAACGGACATATCATCCAACACATATGTAGCTTTAACGGGGTTGTCTTTATAGGCTATTCGGGCCATATTGACAATGCCGTTTAAGACTGACTCTACAATGTGGTCGTGGAGATAAAATAAAAATCGGGTCTGCGTAGTGGACTGATTTATGTCCTGCTGGTTATTACCTACGGCAGATCGCTCACCAGAGAGGCCAAGACGTGCTTGATTGTAATACATCTGCTGTGTGGTGTCGGACTTGATCTTTTCCATCATTCCGTACATATCAGCAATCTTGTTGTCTTGCCCTAAGTCTATACTCCTGAATAAATTGGCTAGCTGCTGCGGATCTACCTTACTTTCATCAAGCATCAAGATACCGTCATCTTTAACCATATCAAGCCATTGAGATTCCTCCCAATCATCCGGCATTCCACTAGGGGTCATGACAAATATCTTTCCCTTATCTCTAGCGATGGCCTTATTAAGACGTTGATTTTGGAGGTTGTACTTGTAGCTTCCGGCCTTGCCTAAGTCGATTACTGACATGGGATCTTGATCTCCCAATAGCCTGCTGTACTCCGCTCCATAATAATTCATCCTCGTCAAGAAAGGATTATTTATGGATGGATACTGCCATGGAATATCTCTTGTCTTCACAAATACCCCTGCATCAGTACCTAAATCACCTATATAAGTTGTCTCATATGCCTGAACTCCCCAATATTCCATCACTGACTTATCTCTACGGGGGTCACTTACATAGGACTCATTATACCACTGTACTTCTATCCCGTCTTTGGTATAATGCTCTACATAATAAAACTTCCTTGGCAGCTTTACATTGACGTGAGTGACTGGTATCTTTACTGTTAGAGATTGCCTTCCTACTGTAGATTCCAACTTGTGTAGTATCTCCTGCCCCTGCCTTGTATTAACAGGGTGTCGCTGGAACACTGTATTAAAATAGTCCTCATGCTGACTCATATAGTTAACCAGCGATACAAAGTGAGGGTGCAGACTAGCTTTCTCCCCGGAAAATAAAGCCCTTCCTTCTAGTTTCCTTATCAAAGACACCTTCAAATGTTCTCCAAGTGTCTGAAGTATTTCTATAAAAGATTGTTCCTCCGTATAGGTTATCCAATCCGCTTCGGTCAAAAAGAAAGAACTTGGTGACATATCGTAAATAAGACCAATGGGCTGTACGTTGTCTAGTACAGGCTCTCCATTTCGTTCTGTGATACGATACGCTTCTAAGTTAGTACAAAGACCATGCTCAAAACCTACATCCGTCTTAAACTTGATCCTCTCCTTGTTCATTAAATACCCCAAAAGCTGCTGCCCCTGTGTCTCCATTGGAGACTTATTCACTGAACTAAGTTCTTTTTTTACCTCCTCTGGAGTAGCTTGCTGAATGCGCTGCCCTAAATCGGCTTCCATCTGTTTGCGCTGCTCCGGGTCCAGGCTATAAGGATCAGTAATCTCGTTCTCTATAAAGTATTTTTGTGTCTCCGCTACCTGAATAGGGGTATAGTATTTAGCGGCAAATATGTTTTTTAGCTTAGACTGCTTCTCTCTCTTTCTAAATTGAGCAGAAAACTGTGAGTTGTCAATAACAACTGCATTTAAAGGACGACCTTGCTGCTCCCCAAGAATACCCTTACTGACAGGACTTATGATGTCATTATAGATAAAAGACTCTGTGCTGTTTTTGTAAAGCTCTTGGTTTGGCATACCATAATACAGATCACTTACTTCTGTAATGCCTAGCCCCTTATGCAAGCGGTAATTGATAGCCCACCTTTTATTACGCTCCTGAATGATAGGGTCTTGGCCTAAACTTATTAGCTTCTGGGCTTTGTCTTTTATATACTTGAAATCGCTGGCCTGCTTTTTCTTTGTGCTTACCCGCTCATATAGTAACCCTTCATTAAATGCTGTCATGCTGCAAGTTGTGCTGACTCCGGCATGTACTTGACATTACGCCAATATGCCGCAATCTTGTTAAACGTCTCCTTCCTGCTGTTGCCTTCTTCTGTCGGTTCCTCTGCTTCTTGCTGCTCTTCAGATTTTAACCAAAACGCAAGTAGTATCATTGCAGATACACAGTCATAGTTACCGTCATTATCATACCGCTCGATCTCCCTCAATAATCGTTCTGGATATAACTTATGTGTATTGGTAACTTGAACAGTATCTTCTTTCCACCCTCTTTTTATCTTTAACCAGTCTCCTAAATACCGAAGCCCCATTGGTTTTGTCTTTGGGGTAATAGGAAGTCCATACTCTATCCTGTTACTGTTTACTCCTAATGCCAACCAAGGTGTAGGCTGCATCCAGGGTATAAACCCATTGCTCTTACAGAATGTATAAAACCCGCGTTCGTTATTTTCATATAAAACTTTAGCATTATACATCATAGCCAGCTGAATGGCTATGCGATGGTTATTAAACTCATCATCTTCATCTCTACCTACATATTCTGCTACTATACTATCCGTCAGGTCTTCCGTCCATGATATGTCACTCCATATCCCATCCGTAAATCCTTTGTAAACCTTTATAGAAGCCAATGAACTTCCAATATCTTTCTTAACAGGGTCATACACTACCTTATAAAGTGCATTTCGATAAGTAGGACGTGGTAAGATTCTTGGAGGAGGTTCATAAATAATAACTGCTCCCTTCTTACTGTCATACTGCTCGGCATCTAGCTTAAGTATAGGCTCATATTTTTCATTCTCTACAAACCTTGCCCCCGTAATAACCCCATCCTCTTTAACAAATTCCGTCATCCCTGCCCGCGCCTTCATGCGGAATAGCTCAAACATCTCTAGCTCCGTAAGCCTGTCACTTGCATATTCTGACGGCAAAATATCGGACACCGCAGCCCTAAACATATGACTAGGCTTCTGCGGTGCCCACAGCCTATGCTTTGTCAATGTCTTCAGCGAAGCACCTGATTTTTTCATGTCAGATACTATCTGCTCTTCAAAATCGTATGCTTCTTCTAAAGCTATGTTACCATTCTTCCTAAACCTATCGTTCAAATAATACTTACCTAGAAATAACCCTATACGTTTATGCGGGTTCTCCCAATAGTTAGGTATGCTGAAAAATCCATTTACATCTGGATTGGTGAACAAGTCTTCCGGCTCTGGTATTGTGTCAAGATTACCGGATGTTCCCCAATAAAAGTTTATCCCTATCTTCGTTCCATCTGCCGCTACACTATCTTTATTGGCCTGATGAAAGTCTTTTGCTCTCTTTACAAATCCAAATTCCTCGCAGTGGATAATAGCTTGACGATCACTAACGGCTGCCTGCGGATTCTCTACCGTAGGAATGGCTTTATAAATAACACTGTTGCTTCCTTGATCGGTAAAGCCATCGTGCCACGTATGCTTGATCTCGTTCTTTGACCCCGCACTCCATGGATTACCCTTTCCGTTATTTAATACCCTATGAAAAGGACTTGGATAATAAGTATCGCCATCTCTATACTGACCCGGCAAGTCATTCCAGATCATCTTCATAAACAGCAAATACTTTTTCAAGGAATCCTCGCTGCTTACCGCTATGGTCTGGGCAACCGTATTAGTCATGATCTCTGCCCTGTCCTCCCAATATTTTACAGACCCCGTAGTGAACTCATGGAAGTTAGCTCCAATGTCCATCATTGTCTTACCACCCGCACGACTCCCCATTAAGATACCATCCTTCATGGGATTATAGTACATTACCTTTCCTAATGGTATTTCTGGAACTCTAGTGGTGTGGTAATACTCCCTAAGATATTCCCACGGATTTATATACTTCTTAAACTCCCCATTGTCCTTACGCAAAAAAGGAGTCTCTTCTAGCTCCTCTTCTTCAAACAAATATAGCTTCTCTCCTTTGTTGACCTTATCAAGAAGATAATGACAACTCACTTCTTCATCTTCCTCAAATCCACTAAATCCTTGGCAACACATAAAGTAATGAAAAAACACCATCGTCACATCCCGGAGATCGGCCTTGCCCATCTTTCTGGTTATTGCGTTTCTCTTTGACTTCTCTGTAAGAACAATAGACATGATATTAATGAAAAACTCTGCCTTTGGCGGCAAGAATATCCAGTTTCCATCGTCGTCTACCCACCGCCCTTCAATGACCTTTTGCCACCGTTCTTTCCAGTAGCTTTTATATTCTTTCCTTTGCTTTACAGGATGGTAAGTGGGATGCTCCCTGTCATAAAAATTGTCAAGGTGCTTAAAATTATAAGTGAATAGGCTTACCGCATTACTCATTTAGAAAAAGTCACCTTGCTCCGGTCCACTAAGGCTTACATTGCTGCTTTTTGCTGACATAAGCATATTCTCCTGCTCCAACTCTTTAGCAATAATTGTAAACTCTTTCATTATCGCAGCCTTCGCCTTTAACAAATCCAATTTCTTTTTGGTATTGTCTGCCGTCCACTTTATCTCATTGATACTCTTGTCTATCATCTTCATCTCTTCTTTCCAGAACAGATAAGACTTATAAACATCCGAGTACACTAGATCCTTAAACTTCTCTACTAAAGGATTGTTACCAAGTGATAGCCTTTTCCCATAGTAGTTTTCTTCTACCTCTTGTACCCTTTCTTCTTCCGGCAAATACCTAATCTGCGATCTTTGATGATAAATTTGATAAAGACTCCACATAAACTTACTGGCATCCTTATCGGACTCCTTGAACTTCTTAAATACCCCTATTGTCAAAAACTCTAGGTTTTGGTCAAAGAAGTCTGTGTTTATGTTTCCATATATCTCTACCATAACAAAAAAATAGGGGCCGCACAGGAAGGAGGCGCACAGCCCCAAAGCAAAATAGGAGAGTTAATCTTCTTTTGAATCCATGTCCAAGTAGCCTTCAATGTTCAAAAAGACAGGCTGCCGTTCTATTAACTTTCCATCTGGGTCAAAACTCCAATAAGGGTTTCCATCGTCCACATAGACACTTAAACTTCTACGATACTGATGGTATTTATTACCATCCTTTTGTTCATTGGTGAACTCCGGCTTAATAACTCCCTCTACACCACGTTCCGTAATCTTTACCTCTGAAATGCAGTTACACCAAGGCTTATACCCCAAAATAGGTTGATCGCCTTCATACGGAAATAAAAACTCAAAGGAGTCTCCTTCTTTAGCCGTACCAAATACAAACATACTCTTAGTAAATCCCATGTTAGCTTCCTTGATTTTATTAATCTTTTTTATCTTTATTGTGGCTCTACGACGAAGCGTAGTCCTAGACCTACCTCTTTCTTGTATTCCTGCCATCTTTGTTGATTATATCCAAAGTAATAAGGATCTGCATTAGGCACATTATATCCTAATTTTATCTCCATGCCCCAATGATCCTTATATGCTTTCCAGTCCTGCTCATTTAATACCGGACCCCATCGAAGACCCGTTTGATCGTTAAAGCAGCTTGCTTTGAAGTCCATCGCCTTTGATGGCATCGAGCATCCACAGTATTCACAATAGCCTTGATCCATACATGGCTTGCAAGTAACTGTACGGTAAATCAACTGCTCTGCCTCATAGTATCGGATTCGTTTTTCTTCCTTCAACATCGGGGAACGAGGGTGTTCTAAAGTGTAATAGACAAATACCTCTACTTCCCAAAAACGTATTTCTGTCTCTAACCTCTTAGCCCGAAATACACTCATCCACTTCTTAGGACTTATTACATCCTTCCAGTGTATCTTTCCTAACTGCCTAAGATTCATATTCCGTTGAAATGTCAACCAATTTTCTTCCAACCAAAACCCCATCTGCATCATATAGCTTCACAAGTTTTACACCCGGAACATATGTCAATGCTTCTGATACATTATCACCTTGTTGTGTAGTAACTTGCACAACGCAACCCGCTCCGTCTATTTGCATCGCCTTAGTTGATTTCATCCAACCCTCTTCTTCTGAGTACGCCTTCCCTAATAGCTGAAACAAGTCGCCATCCCCCCAAAATTTAATGTCTTTTACATTTACAGTTGCCCCACTTGCTGATGTGTTTTTAAAAGTCTTCATTGTTATTTTAATTTTATTGAATATCCATTAATAGTGTATTGAATACCGTGATGTTCACTTTTATGTCTTCTACAAACCCTTTGCATGGTACGATTGTGACTATCCCTATGATTTACATGATCTTGGATAGTAACCCTTCCTGTATTAAATAACTCTTGTATGGCTGCATCTACAATTCGGGTTGTTTTACCTGTGCATCTTAGGCTCTCCATATTTAATAGTTCCACGTAGAACGTTTTAATTACTTCTTACTCCATCTTTGTAGACGATAGTATCACGCAATGAACTTCCTTTTTCCTTTATGTCTACTACAATCCAGTCAGTAGAAGTTGCACCCCAAGTAACATCTCCAACACTTACACAATATGGCCCTTGCCACGGATAAGCAGGTACAGGATATGGCGTTGGGTTAATTATCACATTTGGTACAGTAACGGTTCCATCTACCCACACAGGATAAGAAGGCTGATAGTTCGTAGTCGTTTCTAGCTTAAACTCTTTCCAGCTACCTTTAAAATGAGTCTTCAGCCAATCTACCAACTCACCAATATTAACATCACCATCTACACTGATGGTCTTCTTTTCGGTATCTATCGAAAACTTCATAGCTCTTTTGTTTTCCAGGTTGATTTAATATGATCCATTGGTAATATAAACGTAAACAAATCGTCTTCCGTTTTATCGTATCCCGTTCTGTCCTTACAGTACCCCCAATTAGCCTGCCAGTCAACGATGACCTGTACCTTTGCGGCAGGGATAAAACTGCTCCCGTCAAAGGCGCTGTCTTTAGTGGCAGATAGATACTTAAGCCAGTCCTCATTTTCTATTACCCTGCCCAAATCTTCACGTAAGTCTACAATGTCACCTTTCTGCCATCCTTCTTCTGCTTCCGCTATTCCTCCTACTGCTATAACCTTACCAAAAGGAAATACTTTCAACTTGTCGATGTCCAAATAATTATCCGGCAATATCAAAGAAATGTTTTCTGGAAGATCAGTAGGGATCTTTACATAAAATACCCGAAGCATTACAAATCGTTTTCTTGGAACTACGTTGTAACCTTCGATGTCTTCATCACTACTTAAAAACCGTTTTTTTGCTTCTAATACAAACTGAACTTCTCTCTCTTCCTTCTCTTTCTTAATTCTAATTTCTTCCTCTAATCGTAGCCTTGTTATCTCGTTAAAATCGAGAATAGTATCTGTACCATTTCCACTACTCTTCTTCTCCGATGGAGTCATGAATGATACAGTTGTCTTCTTTGTCGGTGTCATCCTCTAAAAAGTTTTTCTTTGCCTTATAAAAATCCAGCTTCCTGCTGTTCTTTCCTCCCGTTTTGCTCTCCAGTTCTTGCACCAGCCGTTCATACACCTTAAACATCTTCTCCGCTGATTCTCTGTTGCCGTGCATATAAAACCTGAAAGCACTTTTCCTCATGGTACTAATCCTCGGAGCAAAAGTTCCTAAATTGGTAACTTTTATCTTTGGAAGCTCATCACACTGTATGAACTTAGCCCAACTATCCCAGAAATCCATCCACACCCTGCGAACCTGCTTCTCATCTAGCCCTAGTTCATTAGCCACGTCTTTACATAGCTTCTTATCATCTATCTGGGTGTACTGGAAATCTAGCATATATTACTTAAGCACTATTCCTGCCGTAAAGTTTTCGTCATGGGTTAGTGCTATCGAAAATCCATTATAAGAAGTGGGATCGCTTAAGTCATCACTCCACGTCTCTTCTTTAAAAGAAATGAAGCTATCCACATCCATAACAATAATCGTTGGATTGTCTTCATGCGTCTGCCAGTATTCTCTCTCTAGCTTCGCTAACTTCTTCAACACCTGCTTCATTGGTTATCTTCACACTACTTATAAAGAATCTTTCTATCTCTCCGATGTTCTGCATAAACACTGGTGGGAGACGCACTCCCTGCTTCAACGGCTCCAGGTACATTTTCTTGATTAGCTTCTGCTTGTAGCCATCAAAGTTACTAGCACTTATTCCACCTAGTTCTTTACGCAACAAAGCCGTGTTAGCAGACGTATGTACGTCTTTGCCATCACGCAAGTAAATGATTATGGCTACTAAAGCCTCTCTTTCCTTGGGCCTCAGATCACTTCCTGTCGTAGCCTCCACAATCTTTACCACACGTTCCCAGAAGTCTTTACGACTTTTTGTGGTAACAACACTTTGTGTAAACATCTCACAAAGATACTTTTTAAAAAAGATAAAAACCTGCGATTTCTAAAGTTGGGGAAATTAATTTTTAGTAGTAGCATTTCATTTCCGGGCAGAACATTCCGCACTTACGCAGCAGCATCACACGCGCGCGCATGCGCGTTATTATTATAATCTATTATATCTTATAATCTTAGTATTACTTATAATCTTGTTATTTACTAAGAATATATACTTTGCTCTTTAAAGAGAGCTGAACCATTAATCTTATAAGAGGAAGTATTGATATATTTAACTTCCGGGGGATAAGCATATCCCCAGAACGTTAAAGGCTAATCGTTTAGTATTTCAAAGAGTGGCGATAGCGAGAAGTGATAGATAGCAGTCCGCATAGAGACGTAGCGAAGCGGAGCGAAATGCCCTAGAGACTGCCAAGCATGTTGAAGTGTAGCCGTAGTGGAGCGGTAAAGAGCGACCGTAGGCGAAACGAGACGCAATATTTTGCAGCGAAGATAAAGGTTTTTTTTGACAACTAGAATGTTTTTTGTTAAAATTTTGTTAACGAAAATGTTAAAGTTATATGGCATCAAGTTTTTTATAAAAAAATGAAGAATAATTGTGTATTACAGGTAAAGTACGTTATATTTGTAGTCTATGAAACTAACATTTAAGTGTGAATCGGTAAAGAAGTACGTTCGCGTAGAGGAAGTGGTATTAGTACCTTATGCTTCAGATGTAGAATATACGTTTGATTATCCAACTGGAAAACTGGAGCTTGCTTTAGAGAAAGACCTTATCGGGAGTTTTGTTCCCGGCAAACAATACGTCATAGACATTCAAGAAGTAGCAGAATGACACCTGATCTACAACAGTCCATAGATAGACTATACCATATAGCAAGTCTACAAGACAATTGGGATGGACAAGGTGCTATTCCTGTAAGTGACAAAGTGATTGGCCGGGTTTTCAAGATACTTCCTAACCTCCCGATGAAGCCAGATATATTTCCAAATAGCTACGACTCCATTGACTTAGAATTTAGATATGGAGACACGGTATTAAACATTGAAGTTTATACAGAAAACATAGAGTATTACTGGAATGATGGAGTATCAGAGTCAGAGGGGTTCTGTACTCTTAGTGAGATGTACGAAATAATAGATGCTTGGTGGAATACAAAAGATTCTTAGAATAATATTAGGTAATTTGATTTTTTTGTTTAATTTTGTAGTTATATTGATGGGTGCTGGAATTGGCAGACAGTCACGTGCCGTCTACACGTGGAAGGTAGCCGATAGGTGTCATATAGCGGGTAGACCACCTGGCAGCGAAAGCTAAGTTGTATGGCATTGAAGGTCTTCGTGGACGTTCAAGTCGTCCCCCATCAGCGGTGGATAGCGAAGTCTATCTCTTTTTTGTAATATAAGTCATATAGCAGAAGAACGTTAGACCACAGTGGAGGGTACACGAAGCAGTGGTTCGGGTGATAGGTGCAGAAGCGTAGGCGTTGCATCCTGCTTTTTTCAGAAGAGTTCAGTTTATTCAACAAAAAGGAATATGAAGTTAATACTTGGAAAACCTACACCAGACGATTATAAAGAAGGCAATCTGGTAGTCATTAATGCCATTGATGAGACGACAGCTAACGGGGTTTCTACATGGAATCAACGTATGAGTCATTACGAAAAGATCATATTGTCTAGTAATAAGAAGCAGACAAAGGCGTTCTTGGATATGTGCCTAACTAACATCATCCGGCAAAAAAACATTAACACGGCAGAAGATTTAGCCAGCGTATTTGAAGTGCGCCAGAACACTAAGCAATTTGACCTGAGTACATCAGCTATACTTGCTGAAATGGAAGCCGCATATAAAGACGAAGAAGCCGCTCTTAATGCTTGGTCCGTTAAAAGTAAGCATATGTCGGTTCCACTTATGGTTATGGTTACTGCTAAGTGGTGCTATCCCTGCCAGATGGTAAAGCCCTTCTTAGAGGCGTATAAATCCAAAGGCTTGTTGGACCTTTTATATATAGACGCGGATACCAAAGGAAAGAACTTAAAGATAAGTAGAATACCTACGGGGTTCTTATTTAAAAAGGGTGAGTTGCTTGGGCAAAATCACCCTAGCTATTTGATTCAAGAACATTTCACAACTCAACCACAAACGGAAGAAGAATGAAAAAACTATTCTCATTATCACTATTTCTTTGTGTTGTAGTATTTGCTACTGCACAGACACCGTTTCAGACTGTAAATAGTCGGAAATCCGGTTTACAAGCATCACAGGCGAGTGCAAACAATCCCTGGATAGGTGCTAAGTTAAGTTACAGCTTTGACGACAACCAAGACTTGTCAGATAATTTTTTGCTGAATGGTCGTCTTTTATACAGCCTCAGTGATCCCGAAGCAAAGTGGCAGTTCCCAATTATCAGCAACGTATCGCTTTCGTTGACAGGAGATAATTCAATCCTGGACATCGCAGATTTGTTGACTAGTGAGAAGGGGATCACTGCTGGCCTTTATCCTTACACAGTGTTAAAGTCAACGGGATCTACAACATGGGTGTTGCATGGTGCCGGAGTATATCGTATATTGCCAAAGGCTGACAGTAGCTTTCAACAAGTACGAATCCTGGCTGGCGTTGAAGTGGCTCATGCTCTCAAAGAAGGAGGCATACCAGCCACAGTTAGCCTTACGCCAGTGTATCACTTCAACAACCAAAGCGATAATTTTCTCTCGTTGGAGCTTACTGGAGTGCTTCCGGTAGCTGAGGGCATGGGGCTTTTGTTGGAATATGTCAGACCTTTCAACAGCAATGCCAGTCCTGTATTCAGGGCCGGTATTATACTACACGGCATACTGTAAAGAAGTATATTGGTCTTTTAGATTTGGTTTTTTGTGGTAATCCTGGGAGGTCTGGTTTTGGCCTCCCTTTTTTGTTTGTAAATGAGACTTGAAAACACAGCGATAGAAATATCTATGTTTGTATTTGGAAGAGTAGATGCCTATTATGTCAAAATAATAGTAGAAATATTAAAAGAATTGTATTCTATTCCGTAAAAAGCATTATCTTTATCCTGATATGGAAGAAAAAATTACAATCACAGACGTATGCTTTGTCGGGAACATGCTTTTGGATGTTTCCAAATATGAAGACAACACCGATGTGAAGATAAAGCCCATTGAATTTTATCTCAGCGAAGTGTCTTGTTATTACCATACAGTGATAGAATATGAAGACAAAATTGTTCAATCGGTAAATGTAGAGTTCCATAACGGACAGGCTATAACCATATTCATTAACTTCGTCGATTTCCAGTCACACATGAAAAGGTTTCAAAAACTTTTTGGTGTGCTTAGGACTGATGACGACATATACAAACAACTATGAATAGACTAGATTTTATCAAAGGCATGGGACTGTTGCCACTGGCTTTTCTTGGCAGGTCCAGCGACAAAGAATATTACCCCGAAAGCCTTGTAAAAAGCAACAAGATTGTGTCATGGGAAACGGGAACTAATATATGGCGTTTAGATACTGCTAATTCATATGGTAACGTAAGCGTTGATTATACCAGACTGGAAACAGTAGATCGTTACAAAAGCTATGAAAACGCCAAGGTCAAGATCATAGAGCTTGGGCGATTAACTCCCAATGGTTACGAAATCAAGCAATCCCTTGACCTTATGGCTTTGTACACCGACGAAAATGCTATCTATGTCAAAGGTCACTGGGCATTATCAATGAATCCCAAGGTCTGTAATTGGGTCATTGTAGAATACATACCAAAAGCAGTATGATACAAGAAATTAAGTGTCCGTACTGCTCTAAAGTGTATTGCAGGGTAAGCCAATCTAAGATAGGCGCACAGGGATCTACGAAGGTTCAATATTTTGAATGCTGCGATACCAGAAGGAAAATAGTAGCTGCCCAAGAGATGAACAAACCAATAACGTATTTAGATGACAACCGAAACGAACGAAGGCTTAAAAAAGATACTCCCCTTTGACGAAGACACGTACCAGATTAAATGGACTGTGGCTTTAGCGGATATACGTAGGGGCATACAAATCGCTTTTCATAAACAGGACCAAACGTATAGGTTGCTGGACGTGGATGGACAACACATAATGCCTGTTACTGAGATGCAAGCCCGAAGGATTGTAAATGCGTTAATTGAGTAATGTATGCGAGAGTTTAAGAAGATAGAGTCTGTGTTCTATTGGTCATGGTATGGTGTTGTTGATCCATTAATTGCAATGCATCACATGCAGCAAGACAGATATGTAAAGTCGCTTATCTTTAAGTGTAAAAAGCATCACAAATACAAAGAGATGATCAAATCCAGAGTAAATAGCATCCTTAAATCTTCGTCTAGTCCAAAGTACCCGCTTTATTCACATTTTTAACTAATCGTTAAAATATAACTTAGTGGTTGAGAAAGAGGTAATGATTCTACTTAAGAAATCAAATGACTATTTGCTTGGTAGAATACATGAAAAAGCAAGTTTGGAAGAGATTGAGGAATTAGTAAGACTTAGAAACATATGATTATGGAAAAGAAGTTCACTAAAGTCGATTTGGAAATTGCATTTCGCGCAGGTAGAGCAAGACGGTTTGATACTGGCCTTGCACTGTACGACAGGTTTGTTGATTGGTATAATTTAAAATATAAAAAAAGCAAAACAAATGACCGTTTGGTGAGGAACGAACTTATCTAATTAACTAATCGTTAAATAAATAAATCATGTACATTAGCCCTTATAAAGTATTGGACGACGAGGATATGACATTGGAGGACGTTGCTATGGACTCTGTTGTTCCTGCCTGTTGTTCAGAAGGTTGTCAGGTTGAACCTGATGGTCATTGCGAACATGGTCAACCTAGTGTGTTGATTGAATTAGGTATGCTATGATTAGAAGAGGAATATATACTGGTTCTTACTACAATGATGAGTTCGGCTACAAGAATTATATTAGATTCATAAAGATGGGTAATATTCGTCCAATTAAATTGCTGAGTAGATTTACCAACCTTAATTATTTGTTATGAATAAGGATCTTCTATTAACTGCTTTTACACATGGTGTGTTTAAAGGAGTTAGTCTATTAAATAAACCTATTGAGGAAGGATTTATTGAAGGGATGTTTGATGAATGGTATGATGAATTGACTAATGGTGTTCAGTCGGTTCTCAATATACCTTTATCCCGCGACCTCGTTCCTTATGCGGTGCTCCACCAATTAGAAACCAACAACATAAAACTCTCTGCGGTTCCACTTCAATACCACAAGTACGTTGTAAAATGCAACGACAACCACGGCCATTTTCATCCTAAAACTATTGCTGATCTGATTGTGTTTCACGAACTATTGAAGTTCAACAAATATCCCAACGGCATACGTTGGTTCCGTGGTTTGGGGAGAAAGACGTTTGATAGCATTCACTTCTACATTGAACGCAAAGGTTGGACATGGGACAAGTTGATTACTTATCTTTAACTATTCGTTAAACAATTTGAGAGTTCGTAGAGGAATGCATACTCATTGGTACTATGTAGTGGGTAACCATAGTGTGTTAACAATTCCTATATTAATTAAGAGAAATAAAATTGACTTACCTTCAAGTTACACTAATCTAAATTATTTGATACATGAACAACAAACAAATAGCTGATACTATTTTTAATCAATTTAGAATGGTATCTAAATCTATAAACTCTGGTGGGTGTGGTGCGTTTGCTATTGCACTACCAAAAGAAAAAAGAGAAATCTTGACAAAGGAAGTAGATGCTTTTGTAAAAAAATACAAAGACGATAAACTATCTGAGGTCAAGGAATTAATTTCTCGAATAACAATATCTTTATTCGGAATTAAATTTAATATCCGAGTACAATATGACAACAAAGGTGGAGATAATATATTTATTCAAATAAATTATACTGCACCCTGCAATAAAACAGGAATTGAAAAACAATGGAGTGGAAGAAAATATTATTTATCTTCTTATATGACAGAGGATGAAATTATTAAAACAGCTTGGGTTGCGTATAGAAGCTGTATTGAACACGAAGTAATGGAAACATTTCGTGTTGATGATTTAATTTTATTTAATCCTCATACCCCCTACACTGAATTGTTAAAGATTTCTGAAGTAGAAGTAAAAAGAGATGAATTGGTTTAAAGTATATTGGTCACCATTTAAATTCTTCTCCCCCAAATTTTACATTGGAGAGATTAGATATGGAACTCCATATTTCTTTCCAAGACGATGGGTTAAAAGTAAAGTAAGTGGTGGTATGCGTACGGTCAACAAAACAATAGGTTTTGATTTTGTAGGTTTGGGGTGGAAAACTAAATGGGATACTTATAGACACGAATGGTCCCCAATATGGTCATTTGTATTCTTTAAATGGCAAATAGCTATTATATTCTTACCACCACATCAAGACCACTATTGGGAGTGTTGGTTGTATTATGAATATGATACTGACAAAACAAAATCAAAAAAAGAGAGAATAGAACAATGTAAAAAAGAAAACCCCTGTGTTTGGACGGTATCAAATAAAAACAAACAAGAAACAATTGATTATTATCCTTTGATATTAAAAACAAAATACAAATGACTTTTATAGCTAGAGTTCATGTATCTGATCCTATCCGAATAAGAAGGACTGGCAATGTGACTGGTTCTAATAATAAGTTTATATACATAGACCAAAGAAAGGAATGGATGGAGGGAGATGAAAAAGGTAAAGCTTTTTTATACACTAATATGGAAGAAATCATAAAATAAAGAACAATGGCATCTAGTGCAATCCGAAACATTATCCTTTCTTATTTTCCGTTTTTAAAATATTGGTGGAAACTAAATAACTGTGTATGGGATATTGAAAATTATAACCGAACAAAACAAGTTACATTTGTCCAAAAGCTATTTATCATCCAGGAAAAGAGATATTCGTTCTTCGATAGAAACTCAATAACAGGCCAAAATGGGTAAATCGAAGATCCTATGAAAGATATGACTCCGCTAAAAATGCAATACGGGATTTACGAAAGCATAATCCGCACTTCTATAATTCAGGGCTTAAACAGTATTATTCAATTGTCAGATATCGTATTGTCATAAATAGTGCTGATAAGCTCCTTGGGCTTTTCCTTACTGAACAACTGGCTAGACAACGTGATTGTTGTGCAGCAGTAGCAGCGCACTGTGTTGAATCTGATTCTGACTTTATATTTGAAGAAGATTTTATGTTTAACGAAGTGCAAAAAACCAATTTGATAACCTTTAGAGATGTGTTATGAAATACATACTACAATCATCTTATTCTATCTGGGATGAAAATGGAACCTATATCTTAGGTGTGTTTGATACGGAGGCAGAAGCTAAAGCAGAACGTAAAGGTTGGCTGGACATTATTGATACCATTAAGAAAACAAGGTTTCTTACTGACATAGATCGTCGGAAGATCGACAGTATTCATTTAAGCATAGATACAGATGAAGTAAGTCATGCAGCAGCTTTTCATAAGATGCTAGCTAACATTTCAAAGTATAGTTTGCGTAAAGAAGATGTAAAATTTGAAAGTTTCACGTATGCCGGGAACCTTACAAGAAACATGGCAGAAATAGAAGCGATGGTTTCAGCTATACATATGCCTACTGGAAAAAAAGTAGAAGTAAAGGGAGGTGTATCAAGATTTCATAACCGAGAACGGGCAATACAAGAGTTAATAACAGAAGTTTGTTTCCCCTTAAATAAGAACAATGAAAGCTGAATTTACATTAACAGTGGATAGTGAAGGCAATCCGATGATTGAGTTTAAGCATCACGACAAAAGCAATGAACTAGAACAAAAGTTATTGGGAATTTTCGTTGAAAGCGCACAAACAACAGGCATTGAATTAAAACATACTAGAGGGCATATTGAAATGGGTACTGATAATAGTTGGGAAGGATATGTAATCAAAGCAAAACGCATTTAGCGTAACACATTTTGCATAATGAAACAGCACCTTTCTACATATGGGAAAACTAATACTTGGATAACACCAAAGTATATAACGGATGCACTGGGAGATTTTGATCTAGATCCTTGCGCTCACACACAAATGCCTTGGCATCATGCCAATAAAGAGTTTACCATACATGACGATGGGCTGGCGCAACAATGGTTGGGTAGAGTTTGGTGCAATCCTCCGTTTCATCGCAAAGATATCAATAACTGGTTTCGTAAAATGATGTTTCATAACAACGGGATTCTTTTAGCAGGAGCAAATATGGAAACAGATCGCTTTAAAAAATATGTCATAGGAAAGGCAGAAGGTATTTTGTTTATGGATCACCGACCATATTTTATACTCCCCGATGGAACAAAGGCACATACGAACGCTGGTCAAACGATCTGCTTAATAGCATATGGCAAAACTAACTTAGAATCCCTTGTTAATAGTAATCTAGGCCCAGTTTTTATAGAATACAAATGAGAGAGATTGTACTTAGACTTAAAATATCCCCGATTGCAAAGCAAAGCGTAAGACAGGGCAAAAGCAAATCCGGCAAGAAGGTTTTCTACCAAGAAGACAGATATAAGGTATGGAAAGAAACAACGCAGTGGCAGATAAAGGCGCAGCTACCTAAAGACTGGATTCCTTTCAGTAAGCAAGTGATAGTAAGAAAGCTACAATACTGCTTTAAGTCTAAACAACGAGGCCCAAAGACTACAAGGCCGGACCTACATGACAACTTGAATAAGTTACCATTTGACGCTATGAATGGACTTGTTTATGCCGATGATAGCTTGGTCTGGAAGATAGAAAACTTGGAGAAGGTTTACTGTGAAGACAACGAGATTTTTATTATCTTAGAAGGAGATTAACAATGGCATTACCAATAAACCATCCACCTGAACTATCAGGAAAGGCAGCAGAACGCTTGCTAGACGCAATGGAAGAAAATGAAAAGAACAAAGGAACTATTGACTTTTCTGAGCAGATTGAACGAGCCAAAAAGATACTCATGAAAACAGATGGACGCACTATAAAAGATGGCCAGTGTGCTATATGTGGTGAGATGACGAGTGTTATAGCCGGAGATTCTGGGCAATGGCCTGCACAATTACCTTTACCAGATGGCTCTGGTAAGCTAGAAACCTATCACATCGAATGCATTATGAAAAAACTATATCCAGAACAATGCAAAGAAGTTATGGATGACGATTCTTATGAATGACAAAGCAACTAAAACCTTTGGGATAATGGTAACTAGAGAAGAATTAGAAGAACTAAGAAAAAGAGGCATCAGGTTTGAGAAAGAAATGAAGAAGAAGGAGTTTTTGAAAGATTTTGAAGACAACCTTTTCCAAGAAGAGTTTATCAATCTACTTCTTAAGTTAGAGGAGACTCTGGATAAGACTGATCTCAATAAATTTATTGTCTTTCCTTTTTAACAATGCCTTCATTGTCATGTTTTTCGGGCAATATACTTGACAGTTCAATCTCCGCTTTAGCTTCAGTCTTATTCTTAGTCCTGTCATAGTCCTTTAAGGACTTATGCACGTCTTGACTACGCCTATATCCCCCTCCATAGGGATTATGCATTCTACTCCGTACCGTTTTCATAAACACTACTTACTATTTCATGTAATTCAAACCAATTATACCCATACTGTCCTAGCTTTATAGCTAGTAACTCCAGTCTATCACCTATCTCTGAAGAAGTAAGAAACCTACATAGATGCTTCTCATAGTCTAGGGCGTCTTCTATGCCATCCCATACGTGGACGAATACTTCCACCGGATTTCGGTCACGGTACTTCCAAAGCACCCATTCCGTGAGTAATACCCTTCTCCATTCCATACCTGCACTAACTCATTTTCTACCGCTTTAGTTTCCAATATTTACCAGTAAAAGCACTTTTCTGGCAAAGTTTTAAACCAGATAATTCAAAATATCTGCTCCTTAACAGATAAAAAAGTTGTATGGTATCGAAAATATTACTAAATTTGATGTAAATTATACATAATGGATGCGGTAGAAAGATTTAAAAATAAAGTGAGTTCATTATTAGAGTTGCAGAAGTTAGGCTTTGCGGCACCGTTCTCTGCATATGAAGATGTGCTATTATCTCAAGAAGATGCTAAAGACTTGCTTACCTATATTACTCGATTAGAGCAACAAAATGATGAAAGAGTAGATAAGATGATCCAACGCTATATAGATAAACAGAACTTCATTGTAAACGCAATTATTAATTACATAGAGGAATCAGATGAAATACCATTAGAAACTGCTATGCTTATAGCTGAACGGTTAAGACAAAAATTTTTAACGGAAAACGAAGAAGAATGAATCAATCTCCAACAACCACATTAAAAGAACTTATGGGAGAGTCGTATATTCACATGACGGCTACTAGACTGGTGCTAATTAGCGAAGTATTGGCTGCTAATTATGACTTTAATACAATTAATCTCCCCTCATTACGAGTAAAATTCACTGATGATGGGGCAGGTAAAAAGTCTTTTTACATAGATAAAACACCTATATTTAGTGTGTGGTATCGCCTAAACGCTAACCACATACCTACGTCTTTTTTTTCAATGCACGACATAGACCCTTTAGCGAGATGGCTAAAGGAATATGGGTTTTACCCAACAGAAACCGGGTTTGGAGCGCATGGTATCTTTGCCCATAAAATAGACAAAAAATGGAATATGTCTTTTTTTGACCTAAAAGACATCGGCAACATAGACCGTAATGATCTTCATGAATTGATAAGGATAATTCAAAAATATAGAGAATGAACTACGCAATAGAAGTCTTAAAAGAAGAACTCAAAAAACTAAAGAACTGGCAAAGTGAAGCAAAGCCATTTCAAGATGTATTAGAAGCAGTCGGGAAGAAAATACCTGAATTAGAGCAAGCTATTCACATATTAGAAAGAGAAGAATCACTAGACCATTTAAGAAACCTACATGACCAAATTGAAAGACATGACAACTCTTAAAAATATATTCTGGCGTATAGTGCAGTTTGTTTGTGCTATAATTATTACTATACTTGTTTATAGTGTTCTTTTATACTGCCTTGAAGCAAAAGAGCCTATTGCTCACTTTATAGCAGGAGCCGCATTTATGTTTTCTCTTTTTGTCACAGAAGACCTTTTAATATGACACGCGGAGGTTAAACCTACATGAATCGTGCTTAACTTAGTACGCTGCTTTTCCCCACAAAAACTGTATCCTCATATGGAAGACATCATACGATTTCAAGTCTTATCTAAAAAATACAATAACATGAACACAAAAACAACATGGACTAAAGAATGGAAAGTGAAGGGAACGCATCAAACAGTGTCTTGTACCTTAAAAGTAATAAAACGACAAAATACAGGTATATTCTGTCCCACATTATCCACATCATTTGAATTAAATGGGTATCTTAACAATAAATTAAAGGCATCAACTACATTGAACGACTTGGCAGAAAGTGCGGTTCTTGATGTGCAAATACAACTACAAAGCCTTGCCATAACAGAAGCTAACACCCCTCCGCTGTCACAGGAAGAGCAGTTATTGACAAAACTAGGATTTACAAAGCACCAGTACGAACAAGAACCTTGATTATACCGAATCGCATATAAAACAACTAAATAATTAGAAATTATATGCCGCTGCATACATCCCCGTTAAAGTATTCTTCTGCTTAAAGTATCACATTTCAATACCTTTCGCAAAAAATCTATCTCTTATGAAAAAGAAACTATATTGCCTCGAATCGGATGATGAGATGTTCTTTACAAAAGAATATTTCGAAAGTATGCTTGAACCTGGACAAGAAATGGAACTCATTGAAGGAGAGCCATTTAAAGAACAAGGTTACTTTTGGTGCAGGTATTATGATACTCAAGGAGAAAGTGGGGAGTGTGGAAAGATATGTGATGCTTATGATCCCATAAATGGAAAGTCAGGTAGATGTAAATACCACACCTATACATTTTATCGACCAACTGACAAGGCAATAACTATAACTAAATAACTCTTATGCATAGAGAAGACAATTCAAAATACTTGCTATATATAGAACCTTCTTCCGCATTAAAAGATGAGGTTCCTATTACAGACAATATAACATCCGCTATGGATTACATGCTAAGCAATGCCGTCCAAGGAGCCGCTAGGTATAGCGACTTAACAGATAAAGGCACGTTTCACCCCAGAAATGGGTGGATGGGGTTGCATACGACTGGATGTGGAACCCACTCTAGTCCACATGATTATCTCCTGCCAAATGGAATGATAACAAATAGCCTTTGCGTCTTCTATGTATCTTATTATAGACGTGCAATTCCTAAATCTGAATGAGAAAAGATTAACAGCATGGTTAATTGGGTACAAAATAATACCTCTTTGTCACAATTTTAGCATAATTTTGTGACAAATTAATTGCATATGTCATACTCTAAAGCAACAGCACGTAAACAGATCCACGAATACTCCAACGCAGGGCTAGTGCAGCTCATAAAAGAAAAAAGCACCCCCGGCAGCGGCCCCCTGGCAGGTCATGATATCATTGCCGCCAGAGAAGAACTTCAGCGCAGACTACAAATCTCCGGCACAGCGCTCGTCGGTGAAGAATCCGTCTTAATACCTAAGCAATGAAAGATCCAGACAAACAAATAAGAAAAGCAAAGACAAGTTGCTGCCAAGCTCCCTGGTACAGAAGAAACCGAGCCGACTTCCGTTGCCTCAAATGTGACAGAGACGTATCATTGGAGATCATGCTGCTATACCAAGCCCTTACCCACGATCCAGCTAAACATTCGTCCACTGAAAACAACTCCCTTATAAAGTAAAAGATAGCCTATATATAGCACATAATAAAACATACTAACTCCCCTAATCCAATGATGCAAAAAACCAGACTGTGTAACCAACAGTATAGAAGCCCACTTACATGACCTTACTATGTAAAACCCCACTTACTTCAAAAACTCACTCATGTAACCCCCTTTAAATACACCACCTAGATCCCCGATAAAGTATTCGTTTACCAATCAAACAGCCTTATAAAAAATACTCCTCTCTTAATATATACTATTATTAGAGAGAGAGTAACTCACCCCATATAACCAAACAATATAAGAACCCACGTACATGACCACACCATAGCCCCCCACTTGTTACAAAAACTCACCTGTATAACCACATCTCGTAATAATATAAACCCACAACTCGTGTAACAAAAACCCACACGTATGACCAGAAGCGTTATATTTAACGTGCTGTTGCGATGGGTAAACACCCCCCCCGGTAAGAGGGCACCCCTCTAAATGTGTGACCAGGATAGGGATCGGTTTTTGAAATAGGCAGGACCGGAGTAAGATACTAGATACCTACCAGCCAGAGCAGGGACAATTCAGTTAGTTAGATAGGGGATCCCTGACATTGATGGACATAACCGTATTTCTGTTTTGATAGGAGAAAGAGATAGGCGTATTAAGGCCATGTAGTTAATTAGATAGGTATTAAGTCCATGTGATGAATGCTATACCGGGAATGATAAGGTACAATAAATGTACTTAACGCTGCCTGATATGGCATAGGACGAACGAACGCTAAGAACCCCGGGAAACACACGTCTAATAAGAGAACCCGCCTTATAGTATATAGGAATGATCCATTAAGATATTAAGCCATATAAAAAATACCACATTTATGGTATATTTTAATTCAATGGGATTGTTTTATCTTTGTGTATAACTTTTAAAATCACATAACCATGAAATTTGTAGTATTTTTCAACCACCTATTAAACCCCGGATTATCTGGAATGCATACCCTGACAGCTTGCAACATGCAGGATGAAGAAACATACCAGCTGGATAAGACCACCAACGATGAAGTAATATTCACAGGCACCCCGCTGGAATGCGTTGAGTTCCTTGATACTTTGCCAACAGATGACCAACCCGCTAATGAAATAGAGATCACCCTAATATAAAACAACCTTAAAACCTTTGCCATGTTACAAGCATACAAACAACCAACCCGCCAAATGCTAATTAGCGAGATCCTAAATGATAACGCAGTAAGCTACCAGGCATTACACCCGTACCTAAACAGCATCAATACTTTGAAGAGCTATACAGCTACCAGACAAGTAAATTATAAATCCCGCTAAATATTTCATCACATCACAACTATTTAACAATGAAGACCTTAACACAACTTTACCGCTTTATTGTACTAGCTATCTGGTTTTTTGGTAGTCTTGCCGTACTTATTTTGTACGGGATACTGATGTTAACCATATTTTGAGACACACCAGGAGAACACCCGTTATTTTTCAAACACAAAAACCTAATACCATGTCAAACTACACAGAAAGGAAAGAAAATGATATTAAATACTGGAGAATTGATAACGACATTAACGGTAACCCAAGATATGTAGTTCATTTTCTTGCAATAGCTGATAACTATACCACTGCCATTAACAAAGCCAGGAAACTAGGTGGAAAAGTTTACCGAGCCAAATGGTTTGGTGGCGGCATTGTATTTCAATCGTATAATATCCACGACTTGACCCGCAATATTAGAGCACTACAAGCTAATATGATATGACAGCAGTATTAGCAGCAGGAGCCTACCTAATAACGTGCCTGACAGCCCTAATACTAGGCCACAAGTACATTGATAAAAACTAGATAATTCGTTCACAACTCTAAAACCTAATACCATGTTTACCGTCAGATATTACAGCTAAGACCACCGCGCCCACACAATAACAATGACCCGCCAGGAAGCCATCCAGGAGCTACACAGCAGCGGATATTTAGCCCGCAAGGATAACAAGCCAATACCGTTAAAAGACGCCCAGGACCTAAGCGATAGCTACATAGCCGAACAGCTTGACATATACCCCGCTAAATATTTAGTCACCATTTAAAACCTTAATACCATGTATTCATTATATGATCAATACCTAGACCTAAGAAGAAACAACGGAGGAGCATTCAAAATGGACGGAGATACCTACAATGTAACCGTAAAAATTACTTATTGGAAGGTAACGGACAGCAACGGCAATTCCGTAATAGGAGACTACTGCGGAAGTATGACAGATGTGCAAGGACTAGCAGCATACCTAAAGTATAACGGACCAGCATTCATAAATAAGAAAGGAGAAGCGAAGCTCCTTAATATTTGCCCCGTATTACACCTATTTAATATGCCGCTATGAAGAATCATTTATCCCAATCTTTAAACCCTTTTACCATGATCACAGAACAAACCATGTACAAAGCCCCAGACGGAACACTACACGAGACAAAGACAGAAGCCTTATTACATCACATAGGCACGCTATTAAAGGACGAGCGATACGAGTATCCAATGGATATACTTTGTTTCTTAGAAGACCTAAGCGATAACCCCGCATTGTTAAAGTCAGTCAGAGAGCTGATAAAGGCAACAGCCAAACACTAGCTAGGTGCCACAGGTATTCCCGGCAGAGATTAAGTCTTTCCATTAATCCATTGTTGTGGTAGATACTCTGTAAAGTATTTATGACCTAACATAAGTTCACAAGCTACTTTTACAGCATTTGAACACCTACCAGCATAATAGCTTTTGATCCATTTAGACGCTTGATCACTTGAAACACCGAACCTAGAGAAGTCCTTAGGCTCCAGAAAAGGCTTAATATCCATAGCTCAATCTATTTTGCTGCAAAGGTATAACTAAAAAAGTGTTTTACCGGTATAAATACCATTTTTCTTGCCTATATGGCAACATTTGAGCCAAAAACCCCCACTAAATTCAGTCACCTAAACACAAAAACCATGTATCACACACAAAAAGAAGCCACTTACACACTAAAAACACCTAACAAGTACGGAGATATAGAGACACAAACCCTATCTAGGTCTCAGATAATACCAATTTTATGGCACATGGGACGCCTAAAGAACACCAACGGCAACGCCATCCCACCCAAATTGTGGCGTAACATATCACACAAAGATATAATCCGTTGCTTAAACGATTTATCGTAATTGTTTGATTATCAAGCAATTGAACACGAACGCGGGAGCATTGCCGGACCCCCTCCCTACTTTTTTGATATTATTTTGATATTGCTTTGATATCAATTGTATAGGACAATAGGGGATTAAGACGATAAGCAAGACTTTTCATTAATAGAGGAGTTGATGTCATGAGGACTTATGTTTAGCGGGGATCTTAAAATACTATGAAATAAGCCCAAATTTTCGTATCTATGTATAAAATACCCCATTTAGGGTATTGTGAGAGACAGCAGGACGCATTACCTTAGCAGCATTAAACGACATTAAGTCATTAGAGTAAAACAAAAACCACAAACCATGGAAACCATTAAGACCCAATTTGTACACGATGAAAGACTGAATTGCTATTCATTGTATGTTAATGGAATAAAAACCAATACTTACTACTTTGACAAACCTATGATCCATTACGACCATTTAGAAGCCAAAGCAAGAGCCTACAAGATCAAAAGAGCCATCGAGAGAGGAATACTCTACCCGGAAAATGGAAACTGGGATATGTTCGACATTTGCGGACACATAACCGTTAACCCTGCCGCTAATGATTTTATAGAGTTACAGCAGCCGCCTAAAAACACACGAGCAATAGAGCACGGAAGTATTAACAGCCCTAGTTTTGCTGAAATTGTGAAGAGATACACCGCCCAACCACTTTGGACCCAATGGGTAAACATTTTTGATGAAGCCACCGAGACCATAAAAACAAAATACGGCATTCATATTGCCAATTACGGATACTCTATTTATTCAATCTAAAACCTAACAACCATGAAACGATTAATCACCAAACAAGACCGCTTGAATTCAAGAAAGGCACAATTTGACCGCCTGATTGAAAAAGGATACAACCACGAGACATACAAAGACCTTGACATCTTTGTACAGCATGACCCCAAAAGTTCTTACCTAAAGGTATTTAAAGGTACCGGAGCAAACCCAATTTGCTACGAGCAATACCGTAACCAGGACCGATTAACCGCCAGGATAGAAGGATTAAAAAAGTCAGCGGATTGGAGAGAGAAAGACCGAGCCGGAAATACAAGGAGGACCACAGGAGCCGCAGAGACAGCAAAAGCGATCCGGCAAGAGTTAAAACAGGCATTCCCAGGTATTAAATTTAGTGTGAGATCGGAGACGTTTTCAATGGGTGATAGCGTTCGTGTATCTTGGGAAGACGGACCGCTAAGCAAACAAGTAACTGAAATCATTGGTAAATACCAATACGGACACTTTGACGGAATGACAGATATGTACGAGAACAGCAACAGCAGGAAAGACATACCACAAACTAAATTTGTGCAGACCAGACGGGAAAAGTCAGAACAAGTTAAAGCCGTCTTCAATCAATTTGTGGAAGATAACCCATTTAAACAAGATCATAGATATGACATAGAACGGCAGTTCTACCAGATATGGCAGGAAACACCACTACCAGCAGGAGCGGAAGTAACAGGCTACCGGATGATGACCGATGAAGAACGCCAAGACAAATACAGCATTTTTACTCTTGAATACTCCGCCCCGGAGCCAGTAATCCCGAAACAGAAAACGAACGCAGCCCAACCAGCCCCGGCAGATGTAAACGTACAAGTTATTGAATACAGCGACCGCGCCATCGCAGTAATCGGAGAAACATACCCGATTAAAGACCAGCTAAAACAAATTGGCGCACGTTTCAACAAGTTTTTAAGGATTGACGGACAGACAACGGCGGGATGGATATTGCCAGCAGCCAAACGCCAGGACTTGAATTTTTTAAACGCCTGAGAGAGAGCCTACCCACTATTTTTTTAACCATTAAATCCTATTAAAGACATGAATAATTTTGAAAATATTGATTGGGTGAATCAACAAAGAAGAGACGCTTTAAACTGGTGGAATAATCTATCGAGCGCAGAAAAGACAAAAATAGTTGATTTAAACACCGTGTTATTAGGAATGCCAAGAATGTTAGATAGCCTTACAGGTAGAGAGATACAACAACTTTATTCACTTGAAATATTAAACCAATGAAAAACCTATTTTTATTTGTCATTGTATTGATAACCGCCCTTACTTCTGCATTCGTTGTTATTGACACCGCATACAGCCCCCGTGCGATGGATATTTACACCCTTGCAGATATGTACCATGTAAATTTACGAACGCTGCATATAACCAGCGAGACAGGCCAAACAGACCTAAGATTCGATACCTATCAAGACATGAGGGATTGGATAGATCAAGCCACCGCCAACGATACCGACATAACGCAGCCAGAACCCGCTAAATGGATTATAAGCCACTTTATTACCGTTATTGCAGGAGACAGCATAACAGTCAATTTAGGAGGGCAGGAAATGGATTTGCCATACCAGGAGACGGACCCGAACGGAAACAGATACTTTTATTTCATTGACTAAAAATTATAGCCATGAAAGAGATAAACCAAATGGAAAAAATTACCAGCAAACCTAAAGACAAATCAATTTATAGGATTCATTCAGCGGATAATAAAATAATGTACACCGGAGGCAATAGCTGGATGACTTTAGAAACTGCTAATAAATTAGTAGATCGTAACAAAGGCGAAATGATTTATCAGTGGACCGATGATTACATGAATCCTTTGTGGGAAATATTGTAAAAATCAAATCCATCATTGGACAAATTGAAAACGATGCCAGAAGCATTTAAAGACCTGATTTGCTACGCCATTGTGATCGCTTTGATCGTAACATTTTGTATCACTTGTTTAATTCTGTAAGCCATGTTAAGAAAGTTAAAATATATTATCGGAGAAGCTAACCAACCAATTTTATTTTCGGAATATTACATGCATTCCGAATTTAAAAATTTCAATCCAATTAGAGCAGGTTTTGTACTAATTCATATGGAGGACTTTGGCAAAAAAGTGGGGAGGGTACAATGTACTTGTTATGGGGAAAGCATTTCTTTGAAATTAAAATCAGATCCTAAACTGGATGCAGAAATTATTAAAAGATTTTTATAAGCCATGAAGCAAAGAACAATATCAATGCCAGCCCAGGAAGGAAAATTCCTTATTTATGGTTGGCCCCCAGGAGCCAAATACGAACAACTACTGATAAGCGAAAGTTTTGGAGTTATGACCATAGAACACGCGGAAAGAGTTAAAACAGTTCTGGAGACAAAACACCGATGCAAAAACGTAAGGATTAAGGAGATACCCACAGAGCTAGAGAAACCCGATTTTGTAGGAACTATACTATGAATACGAATAAAAGCAAGATGCCATTAAGCATCCGAGAAGCAGCCACAAAAGGGGATCGACTGCTATTTGAGATCACAAAAGACCTATTCCCAAAAGAAAGACGAAGCGGAAGCATAAGAGGTAACGCATTCAACTACATTAACAGCAACCAATGTATAAGTACGTGGCACCCTCGATTTAAAGAGAAATGGACCACCAAAAAGGCAAGGATCAAAAACCCCGGCAAAATAGGTGATCTGGTAGAGGCTTATATCTGGTTTTTAAACGTCAATTACGGATATGAAACCGCCAAACGTTACGCCTTAAGAAACATAACCAGACATTACATAGAAAATTTTGGAGATATGTAATATACCACATTCAGGGTATTGACCACGACCGCCAATCCATCTAACTTGCACAAAAATTAAAAAAACACAAAGCCATGAAAAAACTAGAGACCATTGCCAAAGACACCATAGGCAGAATTGACACCCCTAAAAAGATAAACCGATCTACTAAGCCCGTACCAGCAGAATTAGTAGATAAAATCGAAGAAGGTAACCTAGACCATGAAACACTGAAAGCCCTCACAAAAGGTTATCCCACGTTCTGGTATCAAACATGCCTAACTATTCACGGTAATTGGCCGGAAGTAGCCATAAAGCGCATAGGAGGATATCGAAACATTATCCAAAACAAAAATGGCAGCTTGGAAGTACGTTGGACCGCAATAGACACCGAGCGCAAAAAAAACATTCACGAACTTCTATACCTGCTCCAAAGCAAATACCACCTAAAGACCGACAGCCAGGGCAGTACAGTTAGCAGATCAGTAATGGTGACAAAGGATACATTTGAGGTCAAAAAAGCCGAAATGATGCAGGCCATAGACCGCATTAAGAACCTGAACATTTACGGAGGCTATAACCTGGGATTGTATAACTATTGGGGAGCTAATTATCTGGTATTAGAGATAGCCGTCTCCAGTATTCCACAGGGGCAAGACCTGGAATTTGTATGCTGCCTAGAGCAAGTTACAGAGGCACAGATCGAAGCCAAGAGAGCAGAGAAGGTAAGAGAAGACCTAGAACGTAAAGTCGAGCAGGAGCAGCGTAAAGCAGCGCAGGAGGCCAAAGTACAAGACCTAACCAAAGCCATAGAACGTTACCCGCTATGCGAAGACCTTACCAAAGGTATTTTAATAAAAGTGGTGCAGACATCCAAAGGATTTGCATATAAGTTCTACAAGCAGACAGGCAACGGAAGTTTTGGACGTATCAAATACGCCACAGGCTATAACGTCACCCCGGACCTACCAGAACTGAAAGAACGGCCAAAACAGGAGAAGTTAAACGATATCAGATTAGCCGGAGCGAGACTATATAAGGCAATCCATACCGATACAAAGCCAAAGCAACCCACAGCAGGGCCAACGCCAAAAGCCAAGAAACCGGAGATACAAGTAGTAGACTACTCCGATAAGGCTTTAGCAATCATTGGAGACACCAAGCCCTTAAAAGACCACTTCAAGCGGATAGGCGCACGGTTTAACCCTTATCTACATATTGAAGGTGAACGGGTTTGTGGATGGGTAGTACCTAAATCACGTAAGAGCGAATTAACATTTATCTAAAGTGTACGTTAAGCCGGGTCTATTTTGTTTCATGGTTAAGGTTTAAGACCCGGCAATTTTTTCAACCACAAAAAATTAAATACCAATGTTCGGAATAGAATTTTATCCCACCCCACCAGAACTTGCTAGTACCATGTGCAGGAACATACTACCCGGACATACCGTACTAGAACCAAGTGCAGGGAAAGGAGATTTAGCAGACGCAGCCCGTGAAAGAGGAGCCGATGTAGACGTATGTGAGATCGACACCAAATTGCAGGCCATATTGGAAGACAAAAACTATTTTATATTAGCTAATGACTTTTTAAGCCTGCAAAGTAGCTACCATGATCACATTATCTTAAACCCGCCATTCAGCAAAGGCATAGATCACATCTTACACGCTTACAAGATAGCGAAGCCAGGAGCCAAGATAGTGGGACTGATAAACGCATCCAACCTATTAAGAGACACCAGAAAAACCAGTGTATTGTTAGAAGTGATCCGGCAGACGGGCACCAGCAGGACCATACACAACGCCTTTGAAGACGCAGAGCGCAGCACATCAGTATCAGTAGAACTAATCGAGCTAAAGAAGCCGGAGCAAGATACCAAAGGCTTTGAGAGCGATTTATTTGACATGAACGACACCTACCAAGCCGAAGCCCAGGAATACGGACTATTGAAGCCGAACGAGATCCGCACAGCCGTTGAATGTTATCACAAAGTACCGGAGGCATTTATACGATTTGTGGAAGCAAGGCAGGAACTATTAAGAACCTGGATATTTCCACACCGCACAGAAAACGACCCCCATTTGTATGAAAGACTAGAGAAAATGAATGCAGACTTAAGCGACCTAGGAAAATTGAAACAAATGCTTAATGATGCGGGATGGAAACATATTTTTGACAAGATACAGATAAGCGAATTACTTACTAAGAAACAGCAAAACGATCTACATCGCTTTATTCAGGAGCAATCTAAAGTACCATTCACGACCAAAAATATCTATGGTTTATTAGATACCTTGATGCAAAACAGATCGGAACTAGCAGGACAAGCCATAGAAATAGCTTTCGACCACTTGACCAAATACCATACCGATAACCGGGAAGCAATCGAGGGATGGAAAACGAACGACAGATGGCAGGTTAAGCGTAGATTTATATTGCCATTCGTAGTGAGTAACTGGATAGGACACCTAACATACCACCACCGGGACAACGAAATAGAAGACCTTGAAAAATGCCTTTGCACCTTGACCGGAAAAAAGAGGCAGGAACTATACACAGTGCGAGATGCAATTACAGACGCAGTGAGAGAGAATAAGGAGGCAAAGACAGCAGAAAGTGAATTTTTCAATTTGAAGTTCTACAAAAAAGGAACTTGTCACTTTGAATGGAAAGACGAAGCCTTAAGGCAGCGGTTTAATAGAGCCGTAGCAGCACGAAGAAATTGGTTAACAAATTAAAACTTTATAACAAATGAAATACGGAGATTATAACATCGAACCCGCCTATCCTGTTAACGGATATTACATCACACCAGAAGACTATGACGGCCCCGAAGACAAAAGGGCAGGCCATTTCTTTGCCAAAGACGAAGACGAAATCATTGACGAAGCATGCCAACGTTCAAGAAGTAGAAGACGAAGAAATCATTGTCTGCTTAAGTGGAGAATGCACAGACGAAGAGTTACAGATAGAAGCTGTAAGGCATGAATTTGAATTGCAGCATAACGGAGAAAGCTACTACATGGACAGCAACATTGTACAGGTATTAGCACGGCATTACGACAACGGAAACTACAAGATACGCACCCTGGGAAAAGACGGAAAAGTCCTTTGCAGGACACTTAGCAAGACATTTTAGTTCATGGCTTAAGGGGTGAAATACCGAGCAGTAAAGTAGCCCCTATTTTTTTAACCACTTAAAATAAAGAAATTATGTACTATGCAGAAAGATGGATTGACGGATTATTACACTACAAAACCACCCCTGATGGGGAATGGAGGCCATTTAGCATTCGAATGTATGCTAATAGGATAGAAGAAAGGGAAAAAGAAATAATGTGCTTAAAATATGAGCAAGAGAAACAAGAGAAGCAAGACACGCAAAATGGTCTTTATGGTGCTTGTACATGGGCATTAGAACAGTTTGAAAGACTTGCACAAGACGGCAGGTATCCAGAATTTATGCTTACTGTAAATGGAGGGGAAGGTTTTATGCCATTACTTAACGCAATTGAAGAATATAAATCTTGTGTATAATGAAAAACAGAATTGAATACCTTTATCGCAGCCCTTAAGGTTAGGGCTAATGAATGGTTTATCACCAAAATGCTATATCAATTCCGATAACCAATAAAAAAAGAAGCCATGCCAGTAATAGAAACAATGAAGACAGAGACGCTTGAAAAGCAATTACACCGATATAAGGAAAAGCTAGAGATAGCGCAGCGAAAGGAAACAGAAAAAGTTGCCAACTTAGGATTTGGATACGGCATGAGAGCATACCACAGGCTAAAAGTGATGTCATTTTCATCCGATAATATCAAAGAACGCATTCAGCGTATTGAAAACGAACTTAAAAAAAGAAGAAATGAAAATGTATAAGTTATTAACTCAAGACATGAAAAGCCACAGAGGCTTTCAATGGGAAATCAACAAGGAATATCGCATTGATAAACATGGAAACGAACTTTGCTCTGATCAGGTTTTTCATTGCTATTCCCATCCTATATTAGCCATTTTGTTAAACCCTATTCATGCGAATATTGACAATCCACGATTATTTGAAATAGAGGTAGATGCTATTGTCAACGATGATGGGCTTAAGTACGGCACGAAGATACAAAAGCTAGTGAGAGAGTTAGAAGTACCGCAGCTAGACATAATGACTAAAGTGGATTTTAGTATTCGTATTGCTATGGAGGTTTATAAGGAACAAGGGTTTACGACATGGGCAGATAATTTTTTAAATAGGATAGATACGACAGAGGCAGCAGCAAGGGCAGCAGCATGGGCAGCATGGGCAGCATGGGCGGCATG